AACAACCTTGGCTGCAAGATCCTCGTTGCTAATGCTCGTTCCTTGCTCCTCGGCTTTCAGGATAAGCGCTCTGCACACTGCACCAACATTCATCTTAGACATGTTACACTCCATGTATGCTGTTACTAGCCGCAGCACAGTCGCTTTGGTTTCATTCACAACATGTAGATATCATATCGCAGTTACAATTGAAAGTACATCACTGTTACACTTGTTGCACATGTAACGGATGTAACAAGTGATTTGGTCGGGTTTGTTACATGTGTTACATGTGTTACATGTGTTACATGTGTTACATGTGTTACATATGGTTCCAATTTGTTACGCTTGTTGCACTTTTTTCGCCAGGCGGTGGGGGGCCTCGCTGCGCTCGGCCGACAGCACACATAGCACATCACAAATTTCGGCTCCTAATCAGCACCAAGAGCATCGTACTCTGCTCCAAGCCCGTCGTCCGGCCGAAAAGGACCGATTTTCGTCGAAATAAGGCCGATTTTAGCGCGCTTAAAGGAGCTTTAAACGAATAAAAAACGAAAGTTCGGGTCTGTTTAAGGGCCCTTTTCGGTGTTTAAATTAATTATTTTTATCAAACCGCTTCTAGAGCTTACAATGGCCGATTTTGGATGAAATCTAACGAAATCAGTTGCTCCCCCGCTGTCCGCCCCGCGTTATAATCGTGCTGGTGCACATGTACGCGTATTAAGTATGAGTGATCTGATCCCAAAACCGAGGCCCAAGTCACCGCTCTCGACCTCCGAGTTGGATATGGACGCCTCGCCTCGCGTTGTAACCAAGCAGTTGCGCGAAGTATTCCGCCAAGCATTCGATAGGCTTGGCGGCGCGGATTGGCTCGTCCAGTTTGCCACTGAGTCTGACCAAAACGCTCGAGTTTTCGTCCAAGCTATCAGCAAGCTCCTCCCGCCGAATATGTCGCCCAAGGAAGATGAGAAGATTATCATCGATGTACCTTGGTTGACGCGCGATCGGCTTAGCTACAAACAGACCGAGGATGCTACTATTGTGAGTATCTCCGATGGCAGACACTGATCGCCTCGCAGCTTCCCCGCGCAATGGGTTGCTGGGCAGTCTGGTCGATACTCTTCGTGCTTTGCGGTCGAAGGGTACCGATAGGACTATTACAAAGTACTTCCCGGAAGGTCTGTCCCCAGCTGAGTTGTTACTACCTGATGAAGCGTCGCTCAATGAGCTAGATAATTGGGCTTACGGTAATGCACCAACGCATGTGCCAGATAGGATGCCCCAACTTAAGAGCAACCGCAAAGCAATAGACGTCTTAGGCGCAGCTGGAGCAGTACCGGTTGGAACGGCCGCTAAAACTGGAGGTGCAGTAGCTGCAAAAGCTGCATTGTATGCAGGTGCATTGCGCAAAGATCTACTGCTTTCGCATGCTGGAAATACAGACAGGCTACTAAAAACAGGTGAGCTACCTAAAGAGCTCTATAATTTGTCTTTAGGTATTACTAAAGACAAACCAATGCAGTTCGGTGAGTCAAATGTATTGCTAATACCTCGTGAAGGTGCATTTGACCCCAAAACACAACCTACTTCGCTTACCGCATTTGACGCGTTCACCCCGCGAAGAGCGCAAGCTGTAGGTTCTGCAGTACAGGATTTGCTACTAGATCCTGGAAACGAAGAATACATGCATGCTTTGCGTGAAGCCGCGCAAATGCGCCAAGTAGACAGGTTTGTGCCTAGTTATCTTAAAGGTGGCAGAAACAACGAAGGTACTTTAATACCGCTAGTCAGTCAACTCCCCACTTATGGGTCTGGGGGATATACATCTGGTGGTGAGCGCATTAAATGGCAGCATAATCCCGCGGATTGGGTCGACCCCCTCAGGTCCGCAGCATATACCAGGTTTCCATCGTTTGAAGCTTACGAGAAGTCTAAATATGGCGCAGGTCGTCTAGACACAGGGCCTAATAAGAACGCGTTTGAGCTTACGCTTCCTGACTATCTTGCTAGCCACCCAACTGTTGGCGAAGATTTTGGTTTTGGACATTACCCCGGTAATGCGGAAGAATATCGCCAAGCGCTTACTAGACAGCCAGATAGTCAGTATAGTGATATTCTGACAGGTCTGCATGAGCTGCTTCGAAATAGAACAGTGCCACCAAAAATGCGGCAGGATACTATAGATTTACTCAAACTACTGCGCACAAGTAACTCAGATTATGGGGAGCTTAAAGCTTGGGGCCCAACAGGTTTGCACCAAGATAACTTTGCAGGAATTATAGCTGATAGTACGCTGCCTGTGAGCGCTTTGAAACAACTGGAGCGGAGCGCGGGGCGCAGAGGGCTCGCGTTTGATGCAACGCGACTTAATTCAGAGAATCCGTTAATGCAAAAAGGTGCGTTCAATATCGCTACGCAGATGCAAGATCTACGTAAGACGGATCCGCTGCCTTTACAACTACATAAGCCTGCTGTTGAGGTAACTGAGATTCCAGATACTATGTTGACGCCTGGAGAACTTGCAACTTTCAATATGCTGAAACCAGCATGGCCTAGTATTCTTAAGTAATGGCACTGAAGTACACACCGCGTGAGGCGTTCCTCCAGCTTCATAACCGTAAACAGCGTTGGGCTACGCTGAACACGCATCGTCGTGCGGGTAAGACTGTAGCGCTGGTGAATGACATCATATTTGGAGCTCTGGAGTGCCAAAAGTACAAACCGCAGCTCGCCTATGTCGGCCCCACGTATAGCCAGGCAAAACGAGTTGCTTGGTCGTATCTCAAAGACTATGCTGAGCCGTATCTCTCTAAGCCGCCGCAGGAAGCAGAGCTTAAAGTTACGCTGAAGAATGAAGCAGTCATCTACGTCCTCGGAGCAGACAACGCAGATACCCTGCGCGGTATGTATCTTGATGGTGGCGTTGGTGATGAGTACGCACTATTCAAGCCGTCAGTGTTTTCACAAGTTATTCGGCCTGCGTTGTCCGATAGAAACGGATGGTGGATGTTCGCCTCCACCCCGCGAGGCAAGAATCTCTTCTATGATGTAACACAGCAAGCAAAGAATAACCCGAATGAGTGGTTTTCTTTGCATTTACCCGCAGATACCTCCGGGATTATCTCCCCGCGAGAACTGGCAGAACTCCAGAAGGATATGGATCCTGAGGAGTTTGCGCAAGAGTACCTTTGTAGTTTTGATTCGGCATTGAAGGGCGCCATCTATGCGTCGGAAGTCAACCTCATGTTCCTTGAGGGTCGAGCTGGCGAAAAAGCGCTCTACGACAAATCTCTCCCAGTTCACTGCGCTTTTGACCTCGGTTTCACAGACGCCACAGTTTGTATCTGGTTCCAAATCGGACCTGACAATTCCCTCAGGCTTGTTGCGTGCGAAGCTACAACAGGTCAGGACATCTTTTACCACATCGACAAAATAAACGAGTTCGCAGGGCGCCTAGGCGACGTGTTTCTCCCCCACGATGCGCGTGCTAAGAATCTACAAACTGGTAAATCTATTGTAGAGCAGTTTATTGAGCAAGGTATTGTCCCGCGTTTGATCCCTAATCATAAGGTTAGAGACGGTATTTCAGCGGTTCGACGTGTACTTGCAAAAACCTATGTAGATACTACTGCAACTGGTGACTTGCTTGAAGCTATGAAAGGTTACCGGCGTGAATGGGACGACAAGCATCTTCGGTTTTCTGATGTCCCTGTACATGATTGGTGCTCGGACTTCTGTGATTGCCTCAGGTATGTTGCTTTGGCATGTGGTTTGCTGGGGTTACGAGCCCTCGCGGACACAAAAGCAGGATCAATTGATGATCAAGCCGCCGGGTACAATCTAGAAACCTTATATATGGATAATGCGGCGCGATTTAGGCCTCAACCGAGATTGACATGAGTCAGACTACTAATACTATTACCGATCCTAACGATCTGCGGGAGATCACCCCAGTTCAACGTTGGCAGGCAGAGATTGAAGCAGCTGAAAAGGAGCTCAAAAAGTTCCATGAGCGGGCTACTGTAGTTAATCGCCGCTTTCTGGATGAGCGGGATATGCTGGACCAATCGCATAAATGGTTCAATATCTTCTTCGCTAATGTCCAAATCCTAGAATCTGCATTATACGCACAACTGCCACGGCCTGTAGTGTCGCGGCGCTACATGGATTTTAATGATGATGTAGGTCGTGTAGCGGCTATGATGCTGCAACGAGCTATTTCAGAAGATTTGGATGATCCTAATGACACTTTTGATGGTGTAATGCGCCATGCGGTCCAGGATCGACTTGTTCCTGGGCTTGCAACTGCGTGGCTTCGTCTAGAAACTGAGTTCGAGAATCTCACCCCGCCGCCGGAACCTGGAATGGGCGAAGCAGAAGAGGTTCTGGAAGAGCAACTTGGTGAAATAGAGGAAGAAGGATCTACACAGCGCATTGCAGATCAAAAAATCTGCCTAGATTACGTGCATTGGAAGGACTTCATCTGGTCGCCATGTCGAGTTTGGGAAGAGCGTAGGTGGGTCGCGCGTAAAGTATACATGTCGCGCCCAGAATTGATTAAACGGTTTGGTGAGCGTCTTGGTGCAGCTACGCCACTTGATTATCATGTTGTAGATCGTGGCGTTAATGTTCAAAGCACTACGCCCAATGACGATGTGCTCAAGAAAGCTATTGTCTATGAGATTTGGGACCGGGAAAATCGAGAGGTACTCTGGTATTCTAAAGGCATGCAGGAGCTCCTCGATACCAAAGAGGACTTCCTTAAACTCCGAGGATTCGAACCGTGCCCCCGTCCGATGTTGGCCAATACCTCTACCAGCAATACGGTACCGCGCCCTGATTACTACATGATTCGGGATCAGTATACCGAGCTTGATACTGTAAATAACCGCATTTCAATGCTGGTACAGGCCTGTAAGGTAGTTGGCACATACGACAAATCTGCGATTGGTGTATCGCGGATGCTGACTGAAGGTTTCGATAACCAACTCATCCCTGTAGATAACTGGGCGATGTTTGCTGAAAAGGGCGGCATCAAGGGCGCCATTGACTGGCTCCCACTTGAGCAAGTTACGCAAGCGCTACAGCAATTGAACCAGGCCCGGGAAGCCATCAAGGGTCAAATCTATGAGCTTACAGGAATTGCAGATATTGTGCGTGGAGCTAGCAAGGCGTCTGAGACCCTTGGTGCCCAGCAAATCAAAGCGCAATTCGCTTCTGTGCGCATCAAGAAGCTCCAAGATGAGACTGCACGCTTTGCATCTGATATCATGCGGATCAAAGCGGAAATCATGGTCAAGCACTTTGAGCCTGAGCTTATAATCAAAAAAGCCAATATGATGGCAACTCCAGATATGGAGTTGGTGCCACAAGCTATGGCTTTGCTCAAAGAACCTCTGGAATTTGAATGGCGTGTTGAAGTTAATGCGGATACTTTGGCACAAGCTGACTACGCTGCAGAACGCGAAGATCGCATGAACTTCATGGGCGTCATGTCCAAATTCATGCAGCAATTTGGCCCCATGGTCCAATCTGCACCAGCATCGGCCCCGCTATTGTTGACGTTACTTAAGTGGTCTGTGTCCAGCTTCCGCAATGCACAGGATATTGAGGGGTTATTGGATCGCGAACTAGATCGTATGGTTCAGGAAGCTAAGCAGCCCAAGCCACAGCAGCCTGATCCAGAGATGCTTAAACTGCAAGCTGAACAGCAAATGGCGCAGCAAGCGCATCAAATGGAGATGCAAAAGCAGCAACTTGAGCTACAAATTCAACAGCAAGAAGCAGCTGCTGAAGCTCGCGCGCGTGAAATGGAGTTTGCGCTTGAGCAGCAGCGGGCTCAAATGGAAATGCGCTTTGAAGCACAACGCCAGCAACAAGATCTTCAGTTTGAGCAGCTAATGGCTGCAATTAAGCTCCAAGCACTACAAGAAACCAACGATGCAAAACTTGAGCTACTCCAAGAACAAGCAAGAATCAAAACGCAAAGTGACAATCGAGATAGTGCAGCTAATTAGAACTTCTAAAGAATCAGCGGGGCAGCTCGCTGACAAGTTTCAAATTACGCAATCTTGGGTTTGTCGTATTAGGAATGGCTTCGCGCATAAGAGGTTAAAATGAGCACGAGGATAACATATGTCTTCCCCTCCGACGGATCAGAACCCTACGTCAAAGGAACAAGACCTATTGAAGACGTTAGAGGAAATAGATATCCTACTATCCAAGGGGACCTCCCTGACTTCGTTTCTCCGATTGATGGCAGGTTGTATTCTGGTCGGGCTGGGCTGCGCGAACATTGTATTCGCCACGATGTTGTTCCTAACGCTGATCTTAAAGGGCTGCCAATGATGCAGACCAACTCAGATTTTCGACGTCCAGAAGATGTACGTCGGGACCGCGCAGCTCGTAAAGAGCAAATTATTCATCTTGTTAACCAACATTATAGGTAAATTATGTCTGACGACCGTCGCGCCGCACTAGAAGCTGCTTTTGAGGCTGCTGAGAATGAAGGAACAGATCCGGGCACCCAAGCTCTTGAGCAGAATGAAGTTTCTGCGCAAGGAACAAGCTCAAGCGAAGCGCCTCAAGAGAGGGCTGCTCCCCAGGAAGAAGCCCCTGAAGGAGAACAGGTAGAACCAGAAGCTAAGGCTACTGAAACGCCTGCAGAGGAAACGCCGTCTGAAGAGCCTGCAAAGCCAGTCAAGAGCACTGATACGCCTCCAGCATCATGGAAGGCGCCACAGCGAGCTAAATGGGCCGCGCTGGATCCAGATATCCGTGCAGAAGTTATGCGGCGTGAACAAGCGCATATGACTGCTATTGGTGAAGCAGGCAATGCAAAGAACTTTATCAAGCAATTTGGTGAAGTTGTAGCACCGTATGCTCCAAGATTGCAAGCTTTGGGTGCGCACCCGCTTGCTGCAGTTAAAGGTCTGCTCCAAGCAGACTATATGCTAGCTACGGGGCCAAAGCATCAACGTGCAGAGCTCATTGCAAAACTGATTAAAGACTACGACGTTGATATTGCGGCGCTAGATCAAGTGTTGGCTGGGATATCATCGCCAGAAGCTGCAGAAGAAATCAAGCTTCAAAGGCTGCTCGATCAAAAGCTGGCACCGCTCCAAGAAAAACTTACTCGACAGGAGCAGCGGGAGCTGTATGAGAAGCAGCAACAAGAAGCTGAGCTAGCTAAGCAATTGGAAAAGATTTCTACAGACCCTAAATTTCCACACTTCGAAGCTGTACGTGACACAATGGCTGATTTAATCGAAATCAGCGCGCGCCGTGGAGTATCATTGGGCCTCGAAGAGGCATATAATCGTGCTGTTGTTGCGGATCCGAGCCTGTCTAGTTCGCTGGAAGCCGTCCGACAGCAGGAAGCTGTAAAGCAAGCCGCTCTTAGAGCTCAGCGTGCTAAACAAGCATCATCCTCTGTTAATGGCGCACCAGGCGGTGGTGGTAGTCGGTCACCAGTAGCAAATGATCGTAGGTCAGCTATCGCTGCGGCATTTGAAGCACTCGGGGGTTCTGCATGAAGTTGTTCACGCGGGCAATCCTTGGGCCAGCATCATTTCCCAAGACGCGAGGCGAGCCAAAGCCACGTAAGTCAAAGCCCACACGTGCCGATAAAGTACCTTCTAAACCAAAGGTTAAAGTCGGCGCAGGACAACCGAAACCCTAGGAGCCCCCAACATGGCCTTCGCCAATAGTGCAATCTCAGACATTATTGCGACGACGATTCAGTCTCGTACTGGTCAAATCGCTGATAACGTCACCGCAAATAATGCCCTCTTGATGCGCCTTAAGCAGCGCGGAAATATCAAGACGTTCTCTGGTGGTAATACCATCATGCAAGAATTGTCGTTCGCTTCGAACGGTAATGCTGGCTGGTATTCTGGCTACGAGACTCTGCCCATCGCTGCGCAGGATGTTATCAGCTCTGCTGAATATACCATCAAGCAAGCGGCCTGCCCAGTCACTATCAGTGGTCTGGAACAACTTCAGAATGCTGGTAAAGAGCGCATCATTGACCTGATGGATGCGCGCCTAGACGTCGCTGAAGCTTCGATGGCTAACCTCATCGCAGCTGGTCTCTACAGTGATGGTACTGCAGCTAGTGGTAAGCAAATCGACGGCCTGCTGAAGCAAGTCAGCACCACCCCCACTAATACGGTTGGTGGTATTGACCGTAGCACTTGGTTGTTCTGGAAGAATCAGTATTACCGGATGGCTACGGACGGTGGTGCTGCGGTGTCCGCTTCCAATGTGCAGACATATTTTAACAATATGTGGGCACGTTTGGTCCGTGGTAATGATCGTCCGGACCTGCTCATGGTTGATAATACGCTGTGGGGCTTTTATATGGCCAGTCTGCAGGCCATCCAGCGGTTTACTGGTACTGAAACTGCCAAGCTTGGATTTGTCAGTGTTAAGTACATGGACGCCGATGTGGTGCTTGATGGCGGTATGCAAATCAACTGGACGTCTACCGGCGCTGCTGGCACGGCTCCGGTTGGTGTGCCGTCTGCTAGTGCGTACTTCCTCAACACAAAGTACCTGTTCTATCGCCCGCATGCAAGCCGTAACATGGTGCCTCTGTCGCCTGGTCAGCGCTACAGTGTCAATCAAGATGCTGCAGTGCAAATTCTGGCATGGGCCGGCAACCTTACGTCCTCGGGCCTGCAATTCCAGGGCCGTATGGATAACACCTGATCTGTTAAACTTTCAAGGAGATTCATATGGGTCAAGCAATTCTGGGGATTGTCCCTACTCAAACCTGGCCAGCTACCGCAGGTACATCCACGCCGGCGCCAGGCTTCAAGCTCGGGCAGCTGGGTGGTTATGACCACCCCACTGCAGGGTACCAAGAGTTTGTCTTCGGACGAGCTAATGGTGCTGTTACTGGTCTGGGCTATCTTTGCGTTGAGCAAACTGGCTTTGATTTTGCGCTAGCGTCTACGACTTCTACCGCGCCTGGAGCTTCTGGGCATGGTACTCGTTGTGGTGCTGCGCAAGCGGCTTTGGCGGATAATGAATTTGGTTGGTTCCAAATTTATGGCCTGGGTAGTCTGCGTACGCTGGCTAGCGCAGCGATCGGTACGCGTCTTAATAGCACTGGTACTGGTGGTGCGGTCGATGATGACGGTACTGCTAGTTCGGAAGCTATTAATGGCCTCGTGCTGGGCGTAGTGACGGGCGGTGCCCCGGCCACGAACAACAGCGCGGTCTTCAGCTACCCCACTGTTGGTGCTACGCTGTAAAGCGTATCTTAGTAGCCTGCGTAACTCACAAGGTTACGCAGGCTTTGTAGTATCTTAACAAGGAAATGGCATGGAAACCTTGGATTTTGCGATGAATTTTGAAGATAACCAGCAATCTGAAGCTGATAAGCGCTTGTTGGTTTTGTTTTATCGGGACACTATTAAAAATACGGCAAAGTCTATTGAGGCTGGACGTCCGGTGTTCGATGAAATTGATCTAGTTAAAATCATCACTCCAGGTTCCCGTGATAGTTTTGTTGGCGATGCCACGTCTGAGTACCAGACACGGTTCCCCCAACAGTGGGCAAGGTATAAGGCGGGTCTTGAGCAAACCCAGTCTGGCACGCCTTTGTCACAAATTCCGTGGTTGTCTATCAGTCAGGTTGCTGAGTTTAAGGCTGTCGGCTGTCATACAGTTGAACAACTGGTGGCCATGCCGGATGCCATGTCCCAAAAGTTTATGGGGCATCATGCGATTAAGCAAAAGGCGCAAGCATACCTTGAAGCCGCTACGAATGCAGCACCTTTGCTTAAAATGCAGGCAGAACTTGAGAAGCGTGATCAACAAATCGCAGAACTTCAGAGCCAAATGCAAGCTATTTTGACTGCGAAGCAAGAAGCAAAGCAGGAATCTAAGGCGTAATTATGGCCTACTGGACAGCACTTGCAGTTCTGAATCAAGTTGCGGGTGAGCTTGGCCTTACGCGTGTAAGTACTATTACAGGACTTACTGATATTCAGTCTGTGCAATTGCTGTCTTTGTTGAATTCTGCGGGTAATGAGCTGTTGCTTTATTACCCGTGGGAACAACTTACTGAAGAGTGGGTACTTAGTACTGTAGATGGTCAGGCTGATTACGATTTGCCTGATGATTATAAGTATTTTACAGATCAAACGCAGTGGGATCGTACTAATCACTGGCCTCTTCTCGGTCCTAAGTCACCCCAAGAATGGGCGTGGCTTAAGGGAGCGCTCGTAGCCGCGCTCCCCCGTCAAAGGTTTAGGGTCCAAAATAACCAGTTTAAGCTTTGGCCTACGCCTGCAGCAGTTCATACGCTTGCTATGGAGTATATCAAGTGTAACTGGATTATTTCAGCTGTACCAATTGCAGATACTGCAGCCAGTATGATTGTAGCGGACGAAGATGAACTACAGTATGATCCGTGGTTGCTGATTAAGTTTGTAAAATTCAAGTTTTATGAGCTTAAAGGTATGAATACGACTGGTGTAAACGCAGATTTCATGCGTGTATTCAATAACCTCACTGGCAAAGATACTGGTGCTAAAGTTCTCTCGTTGTCCCCGCAAATTCAGACCCCGTACATCGGACCGTGGTCTATTCCGGACGGCAGCTGGAACGTTTAATGTTTTCCACCCCACAAATGCAGGGTACTAACACTATTTCTAGTGTTCCTGCACCTATTGGGGGTTTGAACGCACGCGATTCGTTAGTAGCTATGGAGCCAACTGACGCAATTGTCATGCGTAATTGGTGGCCACAGCCGTACGGGTGCTCTGTGCGCAAAGGTTACCAATTGTGGACTACAGGGCTAGGTGCTACGGTTCATTCGCTTGCAACGTTAGCCCTTGCAGATGGTACACAGAACCTGTATGCGTGGGCTGGGACTAATTTCTACAATATTACTACTGCGGAGCTTACGTCCCCGGCGGCTACTGTATCGGGCCTAACTGATGCACCATGGCAGAGCGTGCAGATGACTAATTCTGCAGGTGCGCATCTAATTGCCCTGAATGGTTTTGATGATGCTATTCATGCTACATCAAGCGGTGTAGCACGCATTACGGCAGGCGATGGTATTGTAGCAAATACATGGGCGGGTGTTGATCCGCAGAATTGTGTCCAAGCAACAGTCCATCAGAGTCGTCTTTGGGTCGTAGAAATTGACACTGCAAACGGCTGGTTCCTCCCGCCTGATGCTGTGCAAGGTACATTCCAAAAAGTAGATTTTGGGCCTAACTTCTCACGCGGGGGCTTCCTACTCTTTCTGGCCACGTGGACTATTGATGATGGTAATGGTGCTGAAGATCATCTTGTTGCGCTGTCGTCGCAAGGCGAGGCAGTAGTTTTTGCAGGCACGGACCCCACCGATGATACAAAGTGGGGTCTAAAAGGCGTTTATTATCTAGGTCAGCCTGTTAGCGGGCGCCGTACGTATACTAAAGTTGGTGGTGACCTTGTTATTCTGACGCAGCAAGGTGCTGTGTCAATGGCAGAAACATTGATTTCTACAAAGGTAGAAAGTGCAGCTAGCAAACTGAAATCTGATAAGATTCAGTATCTACTTGCTGAATTGACGAGTACTAATGCAACAATATTTGGTTGGCAGACACTATATGCTGCACCAATCAATATGCTGTTAATGAATGTGCCATCGCTTGCGTCAAGCGGTAATATTCAACTTGCGTCTAATCAGCTAATCAATTCTTGGGCTGAGTTTACTGGAATGGACGCTGCTTCATGGGTTGTCCATGAAGACTTGCCGTATTTTGGTGACTACGATGGTAATGTGTATGTTGCCTGGTACGGTAACATTGATGATGCAGGCTTTGGTAGTGTTGGTGGTGATGGTATTTCTGCAGAAGTGCAGCAAGCATACACATATTTCAAGTCTGCTGCGCAACAAAAGCAAGTCGGTATGTACCGCCCCATTTTTGTAGCTGCGGTGCCATCTACGTTCCAAAGCAACATTGTTTATGATTTCCAAAATACTGCGTATACAATCCCAGATTCAGCAGCACTAGGTGATGTATCTACTTGGGATAATTCTAATTGGAATACCAGCAACTGGGGCGGCGGTTTGACTGTTCAGCGTAACTGGGTTCAGGCACTCGGTATGGGCTCTGCAGTATCATTACAAATGTCTCTGCGACCTATTAATGAAACTCTTTGGGTTTCAACAGATTACAGTCATATTACTGGTTGGAGTGTATTCTAATGGGTTTCCTAAGCAGACTTGGACGTGATATGCGCGGCGGAACTAGCGCGTACAAGAAGTATAATGCGCAGTTTAACAAGTGGATGGATGCTAACCGTAAGCTTGTAGGCTACGGTTCTTTGTTCATGGGCGACGCCAATAATGAAGCAGGCGCGCCTATGATGACCACCGAAGAGCGCGATAGAGCTAAAGCCATGTGGGTGGAAACGCTTCCGCCTGAAATTCGTACCAAAGTTTTGCATGAGTTTTCGCAGCATTCGTCAGACATGCGCGCGATTAATAAGTATGGCAGCATAGCAGCTAAGTCTATTATTGCTGCTGCTGCTGGTGGTGCTGCGCTGACTGCATCTGGTGTTATTGGTGGCCCGGCTGCTGGTGGTGCAAATGCGGGTGGCGCTGGAGCAAATGCGGGTGGCGCTGGTGCAAATGCGGGTGGCGCCGGAGCTGGTACTGGTGGCGCAGGAAGCCTTACAAGCGGCGGTGCGGGCACTATTACTGGCGGCAGCGGTTCTATAACTGGTGGAGGTATCGGTGGTACTGGCAGTGGTCTTGGTGTAGGCGGTATAACTAACACAGGTCCTGGTCTGCTTGGTGTAGGCGGCTCCGGTGGAGTTGGTAGCTCAGTACTTGGTTCTGGGACTATCGGTGCAGGCGTTACTGGCACAGGTTCGGGCCTTGGACTTACCGGCACAGGTACAGGCCTTCTTGGTGTTGGTGGTGCTGGTGGTTTGGGTTCTGCCGTTGATAACATAGGCAGTGTTGTTAGTAATATGCCTGGAGGTACGACCCCGCCTGGAGGTACGACCCCGCCTGGAGGTACGACCCCGCCTGGAGGCACGACCCCACCTGGAGGCACGACCCCACCTGGCGGTACAGGTGGTAACTGGTGGGATGGTTTGCCGTCCACTATCGGCGGCATGTCCCCCACTGACTTTGCCAAGCTAATTGCTGGGGCGTACGGCATCTATAATTCGGCTACGGGAATGAGGGATCCGCCCCCGCCGCCTGATTTTAAGAAGCTCTCCGAGGAGCAATACAAAGCTGATATTGAAGCGTATAATAACACGCTCAATGCAAATCGCCCAGATCAAGTAGATGCGCAGGGTAATACGCTTACTTGGACTAAGGACCCTAAAACTGGTGAATGGGTCCAGAAAGTCCAGTATGGTGCTGGTAATCAAACTATTTTCAACCAGCAAACTGCTGCTACTATAGAAGCATTGCGAGATATTCAAAATCGCGGGGATTTCAATCCTACGGGGCTACCTAATGTATTAGACGCGCAAGGAAATTCGTCAAATATCCAGAACGCATGGATGAATCTGTTGAAACCTGATCGCGAACTAGCGCGTCAGGGTGAAATTCAGCGGCTTAAGAATCAAGGTTTGACAGAAGATTCACCCGCATTTCAGCGCGCAATGCTTCGACTTGATCAAGCCGATACAGATGCGCAAAATAAGGCATTGATTTACGGTACCCAGGAGTACGGTAACCAGTTTACTAGGTCTTTGCTTGGTAATCAGAACGCGTTTAACCAGTATACTACTGGTTATAATGCGCCGATGTCTACGTACCAAGGACTAATTGGCGCAGGCAATCCACAGACTACTTTCGCTAATTATACCGCTGCCGGACCAGCCCCTACACAGAATATTTATAACGCAGGTGCTGATACGTTCACTGCTAGAGTCGGTAATACTAATTTTAGCAATGCCAATACTAATAACTTGAATCAAGGCCTGTTGACTCTTGCAGCTTCTGCTAATTGGGGTCAAAATGGCGGTTGGAACACAGGTAACCAGCCGAGCCGCTAATGGACTACGCGACGTCACAAGCTCAAATGCTTCGCCAGCGGCGTCTGGCCGACTTGCTTCGTGCGCAAGTTGAAGCGACGCCTAGCTATACAGAGCCCAAAAGCTCCATGGTTAGTGGCTACTATGTAGCGCCTGCCTGGTCTCAGAACCTTGCAGCAGTCGCAGGGCCTATTGCGCAGAGACAACGAGCAGCGCGCGAAGAACAACTTGCAAATGACCAAGAAGAACAACTTGGTCGGATGATTGCTGAAGCACGGCAGAAGTGGCAACAGCAAGCTCCGGCCATTACACCGGGGATGCCTGAGCAAGCCGGTCCGGTAGATCCTAATAATCCGACTGAGCTAGCTGCCACCCCGTCGCGCCTGCCTACGCGAGGCCAGGTACTTCAGCATACGCTTGCAGGAATGGATATTCCTGGCAATGAAAAAGCTGCTGTACTTTGGAACCAGGGCATGGGTTCTGAGCTTGAACGTGAGGATAAGCAAACCGAATTTGCAGCTTTGCAAAAAGAACGCCTACGCGAAGCTCGTGATCTTCGTATTGCAGCACTTATGCAGCAAGCAGAGCTTCAAGCAGAGCGTCTCGCGCAACAAGAACGTCAGAACGTTCGAGATAACGAGACCCGTCTAGCGCATAATCAAACGATGGCAGAGCTGCGTCGCTTGCAAATTGAAGCTATGCGCGATCGTGCTGCAGCTACAAAAGGACCGAGTGCTGCAGATGCTCGTGCGGCAGCTGTAGATGAGCGTGATAAGCAAAAAGATATTCAAACGCTCAGTAAGCGTATGGAGCGTATTACGCCTGTACTAGGTACTGCGCAAGAGGTTCAGAATCTTATCGATCAGTACACCGATCCTAAGACTGGTAAAGTTAAGTCAATTCCTGGCATTGGCTATATAGGTGCATTGCCAGGTTGGGCGCGCTCTGCAGGTCAAGAAGCGGGTTTGATTTCCGGCAAAACTAATGCAAACCGTGCAGTCGTTCAGCGCCTAATTAACAACATTGTACGTGTACAAGCTGGTTTGTCGCAGACTATTTCTGAACAAGCTAAACAGATTGAAGCGAACCTGTCTAGTGGTTCGTATAGCCAAGAAGATTTTGTTAAAGCGTTTAATCAGCTGATTCTTGATCTTGAGTACGACCTAGGCAATATCAAAGCTGGTCATAGGCCTGAAGCAGTTGAAGACTATCTTACGCGTGGTGGTCGTATGGAGCTACCTAAATCAGGTGTCGCACCATCGCGTTCAGTTGAAGTAACACCTGAAGACGCCAAGCGCGCAAGGCTCGAAGAATTGCGTGCTAAAGCTGCTGGAGCCAAATAATGGCACTCACCCCACAAGAGCAGGCTGAGCTTGTCGCGCTAGAGGCAGAACTTGGCGAGGCGCCTGAAGTAGGTAGATTCGAAGGTTTGCGCCGTGGGGCTAATTATGCGCTGAAACGGGCTAGTCGTGGGGTTGCTGATACTGCTGCGTGGTTTGGTAGTGATTATGCTGGCCGCCCGCTTAAGCAATGGGCAATGTCCAAAGGTCTAGTCCCTTCTGATGAAGAATTGGGAGCTGCTAAACGCGCTTCTGAAGAAGCCGGAGGTTGGGGCACGGCCGGAGCGGTCGGCGCTGACGTGGCTACACAAATGCTCCCCGGAGCGATGCTTTCAAAGGCCATGCAAGTGGGAAGTCGCGCAGCGCCTGTCATTAGTGAAATGGTTGGTAATGCTGGGCTTTCTGCCGCAATGGCTCCAGATGCTGAAAAAGTTGATGCAGCTAAAGGCGGCGCTATTGGTGCATTGGGCGGTCGTGTACTTTCAAAGGCCCTTGGTGGCCCCCTCCGTAATGCAATGACGGATGATTCCAAGTTGCTTACGGAAGCTGGGATTACGCTTGCACCAGGACAACTTGCTGCCGGCACTGGGTCTGGCAAAATAGCGCGTATAGTGCATGGCGCTGAGCGTAGTCTTGCAAAAATACCGATCATCGGTGGCCCCACTAAATATAGATATAGCGGAGCTATTGAAGACTATAATAGGCAACAGCTCAATGATATTGTAGAACCGTTTGGCGGTACAGTTAAGTCAAGCGGCCGACAAGGTATTCAGGAAGCTAGAGATATTATGGAGGCGACTTTGAAAGAAGTCTCTCCAAATATGTACCTGCCCAATGCAAAGGGCATCGATCTAGTTGATAACTTTGTAGCGCAGTTGCGTAAAGAAGACGCAACGCTCAATGATCGTGTTGCCAAACAGATTCGTGATGTACTTGAGCTTGAAATTACTCCACATGTTGCGGGCGGTGGTGATGTACCTGGCGACGTGGCATACCAGCTTGGTAAAAAGTTCGATTTCTATGCCAAAGAGTTCCAGTCAAAGAATTCACCAGACACTGTAAAGCTAAATCGCGCGTTCAAGAAGCTGCGTGATATGTGGTTTGATGGTATGGAAGTCAAAGTAGGTGCTGACCCAGTTTATAAAGACATCATTACTGAGCTGCAAAAGTCTAAACGTCGCTGGTACAATCTACGCGAGGCGTCTGAGAAGACTACTGAAGGTTTCTTTACACCTGCACAAGTAATTCAAGCTAATAAAGGTACTGCACCGGACCCTATTACAGCAGCGGCTTCGCATATCTTTCCCAAAACAGCGCCTGAAATCAACGTAGGTTCTAATGCGATTCTGCATAAGATGGTAACCCCTGGGGGCGTTTCGGGAGCAGCTGCGCTCGGCTCCTATACAGGTCTAGCGGCACTCGGGCCAGTCCTCCCCGCCGTAGCAGCTGGTAGTGCATTGTATACTAAGCCTGTTTCTAAGTATTTGGCTAAAGGTGCTACGCCTGCAGTAAATATGTTGATGCGTAAGACTGGGCGTGAACTGACCCCAGAAGAACTTGAATTTGCGACACAGTTGTCTACAAGCCAGTTGCTTCGGGCTCTGCGTAATAATCGTGAGGAAGAATAATGCCACGTGACATTTCAGGTAACTACACGCTACCGTCAGGCATTAATCCGGTAGTTAGTGGTACACTTATTGACATCGATTGGGCGAATCCGACGCTCGATGATGTTGCGCTTCAACTGAACGGCGTAGTTACGCGTGATGGCTTGCTTGGGCCTAGTGCGGCCATTAAGTTTACTGCAGGTACTGTTGGTGCTCCAGGTATTACGTTTTCTAGTGATACTGACACGGGTATTTATAGCTCTGTAGCAAATACAATTGACTTCTCAGTTGGAGGTACGAGGCGCTTATCCATTAGTACGCAAGTACTTACAACGCTTGGCACTGTAACAGTACCGGCTTATTCGTTTATTGGCGACACTAATACCGGCATCTATGCACCTGCAGCTGATACAATTGGTTTTGCAGTTGCTGGTGCCCAGGTTCTTAAGCTTGATGCTGCAGGGCTTACATTTACGCCTGTAGCTCTATCAGCAAGTGGCTCTGCAGCATTTCCCGCATATACATTTACCGCAGATGGAACTTCAGGTACGTATCTTGTAAGCGCGGGTACACTTGCATTTAGTACTGGCGGTGTGAAGCGCGCAGACGTCTCTAACACAGGTTTCGCAGCCACTGTACAGTTTAAAAGCATAGACGGTACTTCAGGTGCTCCAGGCTATGCGTTTACTAGTGATACAGATACTGGTATATATTCCGTTGCAGCGAATGAATTAGGCTTAGCAACTAGCGGAAATCTATATTTTGGTATTAAGAGCGATGGGCGTATTTATGGCAGAGCATTACATAATGTAGGTACTATAACTGGTACTACAGATCAGTTTATCGCCTCCGGAACTTTCACGCCTACTGTAACGCTTAGCACTAATGCTGATGCATCTGTAGCAAATGCTGCGCAGTATTTGCGTGTTGGTAATGTTGTAACTGTTTCTGGTAGTGGAACTATTGATCCTACGGCTTCAGGTACTAATACTATATGGCGTCTTTCATTACCTATAGCTTCAGACTTTAGCACGTCTGGTCAGTGTAATGGTGTAGCGTCGATTAGTGATACTACGCGTTCACCGGGCGCTATTGTTGGTGTGGCAGGTACCGATGATGCACAGATTAACTATCTTTCATCAGGTACAGCGAGCGTAAATTATCAGTATCATTATACTTATGTCATCGTCTAATAATCATGGAACCATTATTGTCGCAGAATGTCATCAATATGTTATTGGTGGCAGTCTCAACGCTTTTTGGGTGGGTTTTCAAAGTGCTGTACGACAAACTGCGAGAACTCCAAAATGCCGATATAGTTCTTGCAGAAAAAGTGCAGAACATTGAGGTTCTCGTAGTTGGTCAGTATGTGAAGCGTACTGAAATGGAAAAGATGTACGAAGCGCTATTTGCTAAACTAGATCGAATTGAAAATAAGCTTGATGGTAAAGCTGACAGAGTGCGGTGACTAGTTGGCAGCGCATCGCAGTTATTTCAGTGCTTCTAGCTGGTGGATTATCAGTGCAAGATCGACCAGTTCAACAGATTTGTCAAGCACCAGTGGATGTACCCCGTGATACAGTTACAGGTCAACAAGCTGAGCAACAACCACATGACCCAGATTTGCAGCTGTTACAGAAGCTCTGTGAAGTTCCGCAAGCAGCGTCAAGCGCGTTAACAAAGTAGAAACGCCATGTATGATCTAACTACATTGACCTCAGCGCTACGTGCGGCGCCTAAGCGCGTAGCGCCACAAGCCGCACCAGCCCCCCCGCCCGTTGCAGCAAAGCCTACAATGGACGGACCGCTTATTGAGTTTGTTAGACGCAATGGGCGTACTGAGTCTGTCTATGTTCGTACTAACAAATCGGTTAAAGTGCTTCATATTAACCGGGATGATGACGGTAATATTCTCTCGCTCAACCTCAACAGACTCTACTAACTAAAGGATTCAAAATGGCACGCGGTGATATTAAGTGGTTTGCGCAAGCGCTCCAGGATCTTGGTAATAAAATTCATGATATGGACGCGGATGACTTCCGTATGGGCGTAGCTACTAACGCTACGGTCCCGGCGATTGATACAGCCGCCCCGCATTGGGGTGGCACAGGTACTACGAACTTCGCCACTAATCAGGTAGGTACAGGTACAGGATATACTGGGCCCCTTGTACTTGCGACTGAGCAATGGACTCTAGTAACTGGTGGGGTGAAATGGCGAGTTACTACTGATGGAGCTATTGCGCAAGATGCAGGTACTGGCTTTAGTACTGGCTACTGGGGTATTATTTACAACAATACTGATGCTAATAAGCGTGCTGTTGCATATCTGGATCTCGGAGGACCTGTTGGTAACGTTGCAGGGCCTATTGACATCTTGTGGAACGGCGCAAATCAGGACGTTCTTGCTTTGACACAGAGCTGAGGTACTTATGGCACTCACAACTGTGCAATTACAAGCTTTAAAGTCTGCTATTGCGACTGAAACAGATCCAGTATTTGTGACGCTACGCGCTACAAATGATGAATCTGGAATGGCGGCCTGGTATAATCTAACGAGCACTTTTGTTGCATGGAAATCAAAAGTTACACTACTTGAAACAGGTCAAGCATTTAATGGTACGGAATGGGCTGGTATGACGTCAGCAAATCATACCCGGTTGACTGACGTTGCTTTGTGGATATCTAGTGGCTACGATGCCGCAAAAGCAGATATTCGGGCTATGTTTAATGATATTTGGTCTGGCGCTGGTGGTACAAATACAAGGGCAAACCTGCTAACATTGTGGAAGCGATTTGCGACACGCGGTGAGAAAATTTACTGCACAGGTGCTGGATCTGATGCGTCTCCTGGAATTTTTACATTTGAAGGCGTATTAACGGCACAAGATATTAGCGATGCACTGAGGGCCTGAATATGGCAACGACTACTATCAACTATGGTTCGTACACGGCAATGACTGTGACGAACTTGCAAAGTCTTGCCAATGATTCAAGCGATCCATTTGGTGCTTGGCAATCAGCCCGTGTGTCTAATGTTTCTACACTTGCGCTTGATTATGCGGTACTTATTGATTTGAGTACAGCTGCAACAACTGCAGCGAATGATAAAGCATCGTATGTTTATATTATCCCCTGGATGACAACAGATGGGGGTACAACTTGGATTACTGGCGCTAACTTCGGCACTACAACTCTTCCAACAGGTAGTGAAGGTACGTGCTCAATCACCGAGCCAAATTCTATGTTGTTAGCCCGATCTTTGCCGTATAAGGATACCTCACAGCGCATGGAAGGCGCTTTTTCTATTGCAGCTATTCTTGGGTATATGCCCGACGGATGGAGCCTAGCCATTCGTAATTGCTCTGGTGCTGCTTTGAGCACAGGCTGCGTGGTAGCCTATCGCTCAATTAAATTTGATACGGCTTGAGCTAACGTGCTGAGTCCTCGGCATCCAATTGCGGGGCAGCCGCAGGTAGTCCTTCGCATTGCGCCGAGGTGGCTTCCGTATAAGCCAACGCTATGCCTTGTACCCGCTATTCGGGCTGACGTCATTGGCGGTGATAGACAGGTCTTTGCCAATGATGCAACGATCAAGGGTGGCGCTTTCGAGTTCCCAGGGACAAACGGCTATGTGAGTTTCGGATCGCGCGCGCTGGTTGATCCGTGGACGCACACGCTGGTCATGGTGACGCAGCTCGATTCGTTTATCAATTCCTACCCATATATCGCGGCCTATAACACAACGAGCACGCGGCGCGCGGTGTTCTATTCGAACGATGCCAGTTACTCCGACCTCGTTTTCGTCAAAGCCGACGGCGCCGGCACGGCTGGCACGGTCAATTCAAAAGCTTCACTAAGCGGCATTGCCAGCGTAACAGGAGCGCAGCATCGCGTTGTGATGCGCGCAAACGGCGCCACCAGTGCTACAGGCGCGAGCGTTTGGGTCAACGGTGTTGCGGCGACAGTCGTAGCGTCAAGTGCGGGTGCGTCGAATAGTGGAGACAGCCTGCTAGGGCAAGCCGCGACCGGATCGCTGACTCTTGACTTCGATGGCCGCATCTGGTTGTTCGCGCTATTCAATTCAGCGTTGCCTGATGCGCTGTGTCGCGAGCTGTCGGTTAACCCGTGGGCGCTGTTTGCACCAAGTACAAATTTTGTCCCTACTTACGTTTCTGCTTCAAGTTCTACTACAATTAATGCTGGCGTAGGTACCTCTACAGCTGAAGGTTTAACTGCTACAGTAGTAACTGAAACTACAATTGAAGCAAGCATAGGGTCTGCAGTTGCCGAAGGCCTTCAAGCCGCTGTAGTACTTAATACAGATATTGCAGCTGGTGTTGGTAATGCTATCGCTGAAGGGCTTCAAGCTTCCGTAGTTACTACTACGCGCATAGAAGCAGGCATTGGGAATGCCACAGCAGAAGGGTTGCCGGCTACTGTAAACGTAACTGGTAGCACTCAGATCAACGTAGGTGTTGGTACTGCAACAGCTGAAGGTCTTGCAGCTACTGTAGTACTGAACGTAGACATAGCTGCTGGGGTAGGCGAAGCTACTGCTTCAGGTTCCGCCGCTACTATAGTACTGAATGTAGATATAGCTGCAGGTATTGGTGAAGCTTCTGCTACCGGTCTCCCCGCTACAGTCAATGTAACAACAGCTACTTCGATAAGTTGTGGGGTAGGCACTGCAGTAGCATCGGGGCTCCAAGCTACAATAAACGTTACAACGCTTGTGCCCGGTCGACTTGGTAGCTACGGGGAGGATAAGCATCCTCATGAGCCTGTTTCTAAAACTATAGTTGAAATGGAGGACCAGCTCATACTTGAAGTGGTCCTCGGACTGATTGTTAAGAATCAGATTTAGGCGTCTCTGGCATAGCTACACCAGTTCCTTTATTGAGCTCTTGCACAAAGTGTAGCAGCTTCTTAAAAAGGTTATAAGACTTCTTCAAAGGCTGCTCTGCTAGAGCATCTAGCAAAATAGTAAGTTCTTCGGCGCTAAGTTCGACTTGCATTTTTAACTTTCTGTTTTTCAAGCCAAGCATCAAAAACTTTGCGTCCTGGATCAGGGCGCTTTCTTTTTTCCGGCTTGACTTTAAGTGTCTTGATCTTCTTCGGTCCATCACTCCGGCTCCCCCACATTAAGTTATCTAAGCGGCAGTTCTTTTTATTACCATCACGATAAACGATGTGGAGACCTTCGAGTGGTGGACCTTCGAAGGTAATTAGCACTAAACGACCTAAAGATTCACGATGACCTCCTTTACAAAAGTCAACAGAGTAACCTCTGTCATTAATAATGGGCGGGACAACCTGCCCATTTCGCTTTAGGCGCCCATAGTCACTGACTTCCAGTTCTGAAGCACCAGCAAAGCCCTCAAAGCAACGTACTTTGCGCCACTCCTCTATAATTGGACGTTCAGACACCGAAATGGCCCTCACAATCGGTCAGACTTCGAATTAAACAGTGTTTAAAACAATCTGGGTGGTCCTAAAACGACGACATTTCGGCCAGAAAGTCGCCACAATCGATCGGCGGCGGGCTCTAGGCGCGAAGCGTCACTATAATAGAGGTCCGTACAAGGTGTATTGAGCAGCTGCTTGGTGCAACGCATGCAGGGTGCATGAGTTACATAGCAGGACTTAATAGCATCAATGTCGCGGCACTGGAGCATTGCGTTTTGCTCTGCGTGCACTGCTTCACAAAGATCTGACCCCACCGGAGCGGTAGCACCTGCGCATGGCACGTCTATACAATGGACACAATGCCATGGTACGCCGTTATAACCAGTTGATAGGATTCGGCCCCGCGAATCAACTAGTACGCACCCCACTGATAGTTTGCTGCATGTAGAGCGTCGCGCTAAGACTTGTGCTACTAGCATAAAGGTCTCATGTATGTCAGGTCTCATCCGATACGTCTCCCAATAGCTCTTGCAATTTCAGATTCCGGCCCCACCCATCCAGGCGGTTTAACTGCATCATACTTATTACCGCGTTTTGTAGTGCCTCGCTCTTTGCGCATATTAGCATTTTGAACTGCGTTCCAAATGTCATCAAATGGCAAGTTCATGATATGCGCAGTACCTAGCGCTACATAAACAATATCTGCAAGCGCATCGGACACCCCCACTATATCACCTGACATAGCAGCATTAAGATACTCATCGAGTTCCTCTTGCATAAACCGGAAGCGCTCGATAACAAATTCTTGCGCCACCAACGAAGGTGTCTTTGAAACAGGTTGCTGCAGAATCTTTTCATGAAACTCTGCAACGTCTTGCACCATTTTAGACAGCAAAGGGGTAGTCAATTTTCTCTCCGTGTTGGTAGTTGTTAATTTCCAGGTGCTCAGGCTTAAAGTTATCTAACGAAGCTTCTGGAGACAACGTGTAAGTAGGTAGCCCGTAGTCTGGGGCACTAAGTTGCTTTTTAAACCGCTCTACATGATTTTCATAGATATGCGTATCAGCCAGCATAAAAGTTAGTCGCCCAGGCTTCAGGCTTACTTCATCTGCGATTAGGATAAGCAATGCTGCGTATAGAATAATGTCGCTCGGCAAACCCAGGCACAAATCTACGCTACGCATATAGACAACACAGTCTAGATGCTTGGAGTTACATACATTAAACTGTGCTAGTATATGACACGGGGGGAGGCAGCCAAGGCTTAGTTCAGCTGGATTCCACGTAGTTAAAATATGCCTCCGGCTATTTGAATCCTCGCGCAAACTTGTAATTAGATTTTCTAGCTGATCAACTTGCGTTCCATGCAGCCCTGTCCAATAACGCCACTGGGCGCCATACACTTTGCCTACGTGCCAAGCAGCTGGATGATACTTTGCATTTGCGGGCCATGCAGCGGCATTTGCGTTCCAATAGTTACAACCAAGCATTTGAAACTCTGACAGCAATGAAGCCCCTCGCAAAAATGCAGCAAGTTCACCTAGTATAGGCTTTGGGAACATTTTACGCGTTGTCAAAATGGGGAACTGTCCACGCAGCAGGCAATTTATATGAATAAAGCTGCCAAATGTTGAGCGCGTAGGACCTGCACGTGTTTGACGCTTTTCACCGCCAGTTACTACAGCATTAACAAAACCTAAGTAGTCGCTATCAAATGACATTATAACTCCTCCTCAGATTCTATAAAATCAGTAAGATCAACTGGCGGCAAATCTAGCTTTGGACCTTGTTCGCGTAGAAATTTAGCGTAGAACACTGCGTAGTTAATTAGATCATACACAGAATCTAATGCACTTTCATAATTAGGCTTGCCAGTTCTTGCTAGTGAACGTAGTCGCAAAGTTTTAACATGCAACATTTGCACGTAACTTGCATCTTGAAATGGGAAGTAGTCTTCTAATGAAATACCTGTATTATAATCTTGATGTTTTTTGACTACCATGTCAATAGCTGGTTGAATGAGATTCAAATACGTATTTTTATCCATTGTAACCTCAAGTAAAAGTGGGAAGCGCACTGGCTTCCCACATGCTAGTTACAAGTAGTTTAAACAGTAGCAGGCTCAGCAGTCGCCGCTTGTTCTGCAGCAGCCTTTTCAGCAGCGAGCTTCTCAGCAGCTTCAGCTTTTGCCAACAGCTCTTGCGCTTCAGCACGCAATTGTTCCGGGGTCTTACCCGCTTTCTTCCCCATATTCGGGTTCTTCACAGCCGCGCGGTAATACGCAATGCACCCCATCGTAGTCTTTGCGCCCGGGAACTTTTCCTTGACAGCCGCCAGAACATCAGCGTTCGCAGAGCCTTCGCGAATCATGTTCTTGGCAAATTCACCCACGCCTTGATTCGGCCCGCGCTTGCCACTCGAGTTATACTTTTGAGCGTCGCTCGAAGAGCTTTCAGTCGGGGTAACAGTAGTTTCAGTCACAGTCTTTCCTTCTTCCAGGTTTTGAACTGCAGTACGCGCGGCAGCGAGATTCTTGAATTCAGTCACTTCAGGAACACTTTTAGTGACAGCAATGGCATTATAACGGGCAATCAGTTCACGCATAGACAGCTTTTTCAAATCAGACATTTTTGGTTCCTTAATTGGTTGTTACGGGGCTGTAGCAATCACTTGCGACAGTAAAAATATTATAACACGTCTCGAGACTCTTTATGCGGCTTCGTTACATCTGTTACACTTTTTCTCCTCTAATGACTGCTAGGGATTTCAGGTCGGCGAATAACCTGTCTTGTGTTACTGTTTTGTCAGTGATGGCCTTCGCGACTATAGAATCTATAGTTTTGTTCGCGGCAATGATGTAATTCATCACAGATTTCGTCTGTCCGCGCCGCAACAACCGGGCAATCAGTTGAATGTATTCTTCCAGATTGTAAGTCAATGAAAACCAGCAAATAGCGGAGCCGCCAAATTGTAAGTTCAGACCCAACGCAGCTGCAGTGGGCTGTACCAGGAGGACTGCTGTTTGACCCAGGTTCCATTGCTCTACTGCCTCCTGTAGTTGTTTCCTAGACATACCGCCCCGTATAGCACAAGCTTCCGGGAAAGCACGTTTCAGTCGCGTGTATTCATGTTCAAACTGATATGCCACCATTAGAGGCTCACCAGCTAGTTCTTCTACTAACTCTTCGAGCCTAGTAATTTTACTAGTATGAATTTCAGAAACAGCATGGTCCCCAAAATAAATAGCCCCACCAGTATATTGGCGAAGTTTACTAGTAAGTACAGCAGCGTTCGCAGCAGTGACCACATCTTCTTCAAGCTTGAGAATAAATTCATCTTCAAGCTCTTGGTATTTCGTCAGCGCTTCCTTCGGAAGATCCACTTCCAGAGTCACATTGATCAGTGGGGGAAGTGTCAGGTAGTCCATCGGATCTAAGTACATCGCCATGTCCGAGATAGTCTCTGTCAGTCTCACGGCGTCGTGGTCCTTGATATACCATTTGTACTGCTCCCAACTTTTCTGGTAGAAATACTTCAGCCTGAAATGTGTAATGTAACGGCCCAGCCTCTGGCCCAGATCTAGTACATAGCACTGCCCGAAGAGGTCTAGTAAGCCGTTCGCCGCCGGAGTACCAGTTAGACCCCACCTGAATACAAAACTCGACAAGAGCGGTTTCAAGCTTTTGAAGCGCTTGCTGGTAGTATGTTTCAGCCTCGTCAGTTCGTCGCATAACAAAATTCCAAAATCATGACCCTTTGCCAAAATTGGTGCAGCCCATGCAATACCATCATAGTTAAGGACTACAATATCGTAATACGGGTCATTTAATACTAAAGCTTTATCTGGACCGTGTGCTAATCCAACTTTTAGATTTGAAAATTGCCGCCACTTTCTCGGCTCTGACTGCCATGTTGTCAGACATACAGTCAGTGGTGCTAAGAGCAGCATACGTACACGAGTCGTCAGCTGCGCATTTACCATACGATATGCCTCTAGCGCCATCGAGCTCTTGCCCATACCTGGCGGTAAGAAGAGCGCACCTGCTGGACGTACTGCTAGCCATTCTGCACCTCTGAGTTGATACGGCTCAGGCTTCCAGAAACTGGGGAGGAAGCCTTCAATTTGTGGATCAAGTCCAGAAACAGCAAATAATTGTCCACTTCCTCGCTGATAAAGTTCATAGTCCGCAGCTGTTGCTGTATGTGCTTCTGCAGGCTCGTCAGGCTCTCGCCTAGTCTCTTGAACTCCACAAATGCTATCTTGCCGTTCGGCGCTAGCAGAAGTCGGTCCGGCCAGCCCCTTCGATTCTCGATCTTTAGAAGTATGCATCCATGTTTCTCCGCTATTTCAACACATCTACGCTCAATTATTGATTCTTTTTGCTTTAGTACTTGCATTTCCCGCCCTTTGTCTTGCTGTAAGGGCACCAACGACATTCCATGGAAGGCGACGGCTCCCACGCCCGTTCAGTGTACATTGGCGCAGAATAGCCCTCATATTTCTTCTTTAACAAGCTAATCTGGTCCCGTGTATAGGTTTTACGGTACACATCCCCAGTATCAAGAAACCACATTTCTGCAGTAATTGTATCAACATCAGGGTGCATGCAGAACCCTGCAAGCGCATAAAGCTCCACTTGTTCGGTGGAAGGCGCACGGTACTTACCTGACTTGAAATCAATGACAGTAATAGTTCGAGCATCACGCCAGTACGCATCCATCTTTACCCGAAGCCAAGTAGCAGGGCTAAACCAACTTTCGAGCTGATTCCAGTCTTTATCAAAGCCTAGTGCTTGTTCAGCTCGGAAGTTCTTTGTTTTAAGCTCGTCGAGTTGCTCTTTCCAAGCCTCAGTATCAGGCGAGAGCGTAGTAATCCAGCCATTGAGATAGGACTCAATAGTTTCGTGCATAGCTTGACCGCGCTCCATCGCGGGGGAGCTGCCTTGCGCTAGCTTTTCGATGAATTGGTACTTAAATTTGGCTTTACAAGCGCGAAATACATCAAGCTTACTGAAACCCCAAGGTTCATTATATGACGTCATTTACTTTTACTCCGTGTTTATCAATAAACTTGTTTAGATTAAACTCAAGCTCAGGAGCCCAAGAAGGCCAGTGCGTAGGGTCTAGCGTGTTGAGTGATCTATTTAGAAGCCGCAGCAGTTCTAGCACTTCTGCGGCATTGAGCTTAATGCCAATTAGTGGTTCTTCGTTCATATTGTAAGCCTTTGTGGTTGTGTGTGCATAACTTGAGTTGTTAGACCGGTGCCATGGTCATCCCCAGTCATCTCGGCAAAGTTATAACCGCGCTCACCATCACTAGTGATTTTATAGCGCAAAGTGTCTTGAAACGCGTTGTTCATAGCTTGCTCTAAGCGCAATGCTTCTCGATCCGCGTCTTCAATTGGACATTGAATGACTAGCTGGTCGTGCACTGTCAGTATCAGCTCCCCACTACCGTTAAGCTCATCATAGTCAATCATAGCTTGCTTAGTTTGATCCGCCGCAGAACCTTGAATCTTGTAATTAGTTAGTCGGTACTCAAATGACTGCATCCGCCCACCTATGAACGCAGGCTTTGGCGGATAGTAGTACCTTCCGCCGAGTGTCTCAGTTGCTATTTTGCACTTGGCGTCGCTGGTGAGCTTTCGCTGGAACTCTGCAATTTCAGGGAGAGCTGCGAGGTATCGCTTCTTAATGCCTGTAGCTTCTGCAACGCCAATGTTAAGACTTTCAGCAATTCGTCCCACTCCTGCGCCGTAAAGAACGGCGAATCCAAGAGTCTTTGCAACTTTTCGAGTAATTCCTGCAATTCCTGCAGCGATGAGGTGGATGTCTTTATTTGGGTCGACACGTAGTTCCTCCAAGAGTTTACCGTTAGAAAAATGCGCTAAGAGCTTCATTTCTTGCGCGGAATAGTCACGCCCAATCAAGATTTTACCAGGATCGGGTAGAATGTAACGCCGCATTGAAGGCAGCTCAAATCCAAAATCACGCTCCATTTCGAAGCCCATGGATTTTAGCTGCGCAAGTAGTCCCTCCCACTCAACTGGTATATTCTGTAAATTGGGGGAGCTGCTGATCCGGCCAGTTCTAGCGCCAGTATCCGTATAGTTACGAATCTGATTCCAGCGCATGAACAAACGACCATTTTGGTTGTACTGAACTAACCAAGGTTGGAAAAAAGTACGTAAGCAAGTAGCAAGAGAACCACGAATAAGTAGACAGGCAAGAAGCCTCGGATGACCAATTGCGCCAATGAGCGACTCTTTTGACGTACTGCGTTTATTAGTTGGTGTACGCGCAAATCCAGTTTCATTAACAAGATTAGCGAGCTCAATAGCATCTGCCAAATCAGCGTTGCTATCAACATCGAAGCGCCTCCCGCAAATTTCTTGTATTTCTTCATCAAGTTCATCCATCTTGCTGAAGTAGAAGTCAGTATCTTTTTGTAGTTTTGGCCCATCAAGATTAATACCACGACGTTCCATGTCCATGACAATGGGCATGAGACGAAGCTCTCTGCGATATGCTTCAGGCTTATAGTTCATTTGGCACCCCAAGCTTGTGCAACTTCAGCACTCATTTGTAGTTCAGGTTTCTGGTTAAAATGCCACAAATCATCACCCCGCCCACCATTTGTATAGTATTCGTAGAGCTTCAAAGTACGTTCTACGTCGCCAATGGCGTACTGCCCTACAAGATCTCCAGGTGCTTTACTGATATACGCGCCCCAGTTTTTGTCATTAGCACGAACAATTCCATGCCGTATAAGCCATTCCTGAACAGCATCTCGTTCTGTGGGGGGCATGTTCAGAAGCCGCTCGCATAAGGGCTTCAAAGACAATTCGCCAAACGGATTTGTCAAAAACGCCATGAGCATTGTGTCATGTACTCTATTCCAGGGGACTTTAATGTCCATTCGCTCTTCAATCACTGCACAATCAAATGGTGCATTATGAAAAACAAACTCATTTGCATTGTCTTTTAGATACGTACTGAGTACCATTTGTACATTGCTAAAACTAGTATTATTGCCTATCGGGTGACCCCAAGCGTGATAGACTGGTGCCTTGCTGGGATCATAAATAGCAAGACCTACTGGTTTAGGTGGATAGTTCGGACGATTATCAATTGCTTCAGTTTCAAAGTCTAGTGCTATTAACATTGATTTTCCAATAAAAAGAGCCTTACGAACAATTTGGGGACTCAGACGCAGTGTCATTTGCTGACTCATGTTCGTAGGGCTTAAACTACCGGTGTGGCCACTGCGAAGTGCACCGGTAGCGTTGGGACTATGTGGGCAGTTTTACTTCATGCCCAGGAAGTCACACATTGCAGGGAGTACAAATGTTCACTACTTTACCGTCAGGTCTGCTAGTGGCCTTTTAACTCCACGTTTCGTACTGCACAGGACTTATTTATCTCACTCGACGCGCCTGCAGACTATCCATTTACCTGTCAATTTCGCTAGCATCCATACTATGCAGGGTGTGTGAGTCTACTTCTTGGAGATCAGGACCAGTTGACAGTTATTCCCCACATTATTACAAATACACATATAGTACATACCAGGCGGTGCTTGTGGTGGTTTACCACAACCGCCTACCATGCCTTGCGCATTTGCTTGACTAAACCAGATAACGAGGAATAACGCAATGCATACTACAAATAAGAACCGGGTAGCAAGCATATCAGTCCTCCAGCTGCGGGTAAGGCTGCATTGCCAACTGATAGGCCTCATCTTGCTTAGCCATCAGGAGCAACAGATCCAGGTCAGGAGTGTGCTCCTTGATGTTCAGATGAACCTTGAAGAAGCTCTTCTTGTCTTCGACCACAGAGAGCTCAGTAATAAACTCACCTGTGAGCTTTCCAGAAGCCTGACAGCGCCCCACCAAAGTATTGACACTATTCAGTGATGTAACAGGAATCTTTGCCGTATACATCGGCGCTGTCTTCAGCGCAACGCCTGCAGGTACCATGATAACTCGAGCACCTTCACGACAAGCTTTACCTTTACCAGGCGTTGTCGAACCAGGACGCGGCGGCGCTGATCCCCACTTATTCTTAGGACACTCTGCACAAGTATCAGCTTGCGGATTCATGGCTTCGGGATGCGGGACGGTGTCATCCAAAGCATAGCACGCAGGAACTTGTGCATTATCAGGATCATAAGGGCCGTCGTACCAGGTACGTTCACCGACAGCAGCAAGAATCCGTACATCTGCCTTGTTATTCGGCACCGGCACTCCATCAACTTTCAAGTTTGCATTCTTGAAAGTAACATAGCTACCGCTAGTGCGCATACCTGCAGCAGCTGCTTGCTGCCGCTCGAGCATCTCTTGGCGACGCTTTTCGATTGCGTCCATCGATTCAATATTACTCATTTTAGTTCCTAGAGCTTTTAGTCAATGAAATGTCGATATCTTCGACGGCTGCTGTTCCCGGGACTATCTCCGTGTTCTCATGTGTTTCGCGCCATGCAAGAACTGAGATACGCTTTTGTACAAGATCAAAGCGGTCATTTTCTGCAATGTATCTAAATAACTCATCCCAGTCTGTAACAATCGGGATAATGGCCCGCTTGATCCCGGCTGTAGCAAAACTACCACTAGCTTTTTGCAGCCCGGTTTGTTCAAGTAAATCTAGAATTTCACCACGCAATGTAAACTCTTCCTCTTGCATAGTCTTGACTTTACGTTCAAGATCAAGACGAGCTTCGCGCAATGCATATAGTGCATCAATCTTAGGGCCTAATTCGTTGCTCATTTAAATCTCCACGATCTTCAAACCAAACACTTGCGGGTAGTATGAATATATATCTCCAGTTTCAGCATCTTTGACGTTCACGCGCCCCGTATTACCTGCATGTCGAGGTGAATCAAAGCTGTAAAACTCATAAATTTCATCTTTGAAACTAAGAATCCGCATACCTGGTTTTACTTGTTTCCCACTGTTTTCTTCTACTACAATATATGCCATTTTAGTTCCTTGAATATTAAACAATGTACTTTGCTCTAAGTGTTACTATTACATATTAGCTCCTTATTTAGTAGTTACAATTACATTATAACGTGGTAGTTCGTTTTAGGGAACTCTTGTCACATTTGTTACGCTTTGGGCAGGACGTCAAAGTGCTTATATAATGCAAATTTAGATACTGTGAATCTTACGCTAGGTTGCTTAGTATGCTTTAATGTCACAGACCACTTATGTATTTCTGCAATTTTAAATCCTACATCGGGTGTCGCACCCCGCAAAATAACAATTTGCCACTGTACTGGTTTCTTTGCAAAGAACCATCTAATCAATGGGATAATCATTTCTTAAGCTCCTGGACACAAACAAGTACAATATGTGCAGATACACTAGACTCTACAGTTGTAGTTTTACCGTTTATCTCTATATTTACTGTGGGGCCGTAATGTGAGATTTTAGATTTATCTACAGCTGCTTGGCATGTTGCTTGCGAAGTCATCACCCATTTTCTAGAAACATCGGTTTTAGTTGGCGATGTAGTTGCAATTATTAGGTATAATATCCAATTCATTTCAGCTCCTGTGCGCCAATGCCGGCTAGAAGTACGCGGGCTACAGCGCAGCGGTTCGCCGCGTAGCCGTGCATTTCTAGTCAGTCGCGCATGTATTCATCGCGCCCCGCCTGCTCGGCTATCGTGTTAAGCGCTGCAACTGTGTCGCGCAACGCCGCCACCGTAGCGTCACGCGCGGCCTTCAGCGCTTTGATGCGTTTGCGCTGTTCCAGCATTTCGGCGTCCAACCGCTCCCATTCTTCGCGGGACCATTCGCTGCCGTCGGCGTCGTAGCTGATGCCTTCGCAGAGGTTGTGCAAGCGGTCGGAAGCAGAGCCTGACTTTCGGCGCAGATCAAGCTCTGCAGTGACGCGCGCAAGCTCTGACTGTAGTGCTTCGATGGTGCCGGCTGCTTCTTCAAGGTAGTGATTCGAGGCGCCACCGCCCCACTGGCCGGCGGCGTACTGCTTCCCCATGTAACGCAGCTTCTTGACTAGCTCGCTTGTCATTGGATGCCTCCCCAATTGCAGACGATGTATATGTATGCGGCGACGCCAATGGCTGCGATGACGCCCACGCCGACCAGCAGCCCAAACAAGAAGTCGGTCATGACTTCTCCTGTGCTGCGGCACTATGCGGCCTATTTGTGTTCATACAAGTTCTCCAGTTGTTTCAGTTACACGGAAACTTTGGAATGTTGCAAAACGGGGACGATCCATGACATTATAATCAAACCACTTATAGTTAACTACTTTACCAAGGAGCTCTTTTTGATTGCTCCAGTAGTAGCGGCGCTCATCATGCGTCATACGTCCTGGAGATACATCAAGCAATTGCTTAGTCTTTAGATCACGAACATGCAGTGTCCCCGCCATTCCTGAGGGCACTAGGCCCTCTGCGCGTAGTGACCGTGTACCATGACCTAGAGCATCACGCGTGAGCTCATTAGTATTAGTTACACCTTGGCTAATACCTTCGACAGTTCCCTCGCTATCTGAGAACCGCTTGAACTTAATTAGATGTCTTTCGCTCAATGTACTGCGCCCGTACTTATAAAGACCGTCTGGATCACGAATCATAATCCCTTCGTAACCTTGCGTTAGATACATTGATTCTAGCTCTAGGAATTTAGTTATATCTTTACAATAAAGCTGGGGGACTAGCTGTAGTCGCGGGTGCTTCACAGTATCTACATGATTGATCCGCGCTGTAAATGGCGCTTTTGGATCAAGCGCATAATCAAACGCATGGAACTTAAATTCAGGCTGCCCAGCAACGGACATAATGCCAGCTTGCGTTCGATTAAGCACTAAGCCTTGCGTAGGTGAACCAACGATCAGCTCCCCATCAAGACCTTCTAAGCGCGGAGCTCGTAGTTCTAACTGAACATGCTGATTTCTAATAGGCTTAAGATTACGCGAAACAGCTACCCCGTTTCTGATAATACAACGTATACCATCAAGCTTTGGTGATACAATCACTGGAAATCGCAATTGCTCTACACGCTCGAGCGTTGCTGAGAGCATTGGTTTGAAGCTCATATTGCTTCCTTTTTAACAACAACGTAACCATTAATCATCATTTGTGAATTGTTTATTCCGCGCATATACGCAGCTTTCACATGCTCGTTACCACCAGTAAGTTGCGGAAGACGCTTGCGTACGCCTACGATTTTATATGGAAAAGTGGGGGAGTTAGCCAACGCAGATAGGCGTCTTGACCACATGTTTACGCTTGCAATATCACCGAACTGGGCACCTGAGCGAGCTGCAATGTAATTAGCTGTAATATATTGTTCGCCTGTTTTTTCAAGCACCATTAGCTCGCCTGCTTCGATTAGATCAAGAATGAAGTCAGTACCTGCATCAGCTTTAGTGAACTGCAAGTTCATAAGCTCTTGAACAGACGCAATATGCTCTGAACCTTCAGACTTCATAGACTCAGGCATGGTGGACGTATCTACTTGTTCTTCCCACCAATTACTTGCCATAATCTCAGCTTGCTTTGCTGCTACTTCAGCCAAGATTTGCATCTTAGTTTCATAAGGCAGAGGCTTTATCTTATTTACTTTTAAGTAGCAATAGCGCCGTGAACCTGTAGCATCAGATAGTTGATCGTAGCGGTTCGTAGTACCTACAAAGATATAACCCCGTGGCTCAATGGTGGGGGACTTGCTGTAAGGTATGCGGTACTCGTCCTCAGTTTGAGTGAGAACCTGTTTAACCGTATCCATTGTCTGCTTGCGGGTTTCGAACACCACGCCTTCAGCAAGATCCACAACAGTAGACCGTGCGAGCATCATACCTTGTGTTCTGTTTGCATCCCCAGCAGATGATGCTAGCTGTGTACAAGCATAGTAGAATCGTTCGCCCATGAAATCTGAAAGAGTTTCAAAAAATGTAGACTTACCGCAGCCTTGCGGCCCCGCAAGTATACATACTTTGTCTGCTTTAACACCAGGTTCCAAAATCCGAAGTCCTAGGCCAGTCATTAGTATGCGGCCCCATTCAGACGTCCATTCGGGCCACTCTGCGGTGAAGTGATCGTGTGCCCACGTGTTTAGGCGCTCTACACCGTCCCAATGTATCTGCCTCAAAGTTTCTTGTACAAGATCTCGTTTCCGGGTGAGCATCACCATACCTGCAGCTGCTTTGATAGCACCTGTCTTATAATACGGGGAGATCTGCCCTTGCATATAGCGGATACATTCCGCATCGAAGTGATCTACTTGGATCCTACTACCACGAAAGATAGGGCCAAGACGCTTATCATAATATACTGTGTCTTCGAAGTAATGCGCTAGCAGCTTCTCAGCATTGAACTCATTGAGAATCAGTTTCCCCTCATTCAATGAGCAACCAAGTACTGCGTATAGCTGTTTCCGAGACTCTGCTAATGCATCAAACGCTAGTGCATTAAGATCAGAAAACTGCGGATTCTCAACGGCTTCAAGCCAATCATCTACACCCTTACCTTCAGGTGGGTACATGACTTGTAGATCGCAGCCAAATTGGCGAAGATGCTCGCGCAATGTGGTAGCAGCCATTTGAATGGATGCTTTAGCAAGTATATCACCATCAAAGATAGCTACAACTTGTTTTCCAGGGCGCAGTGTTTCTACAAAGTGCTTGATAAGCCGTGTGGTACCAATCTCAGTGGGCTCCATGAAGTTCCATGCGCCACCAATACCAATTACAGCTGTCTTGGGCCATTGCTTTAGAAAACGAGCTGCTTTCTTCTCGCCTTCAATGACATATATGGTGTCCGCTGCTCGTAGCTCTTCGAGCGTCTGATGGGGTGACCACCAGATATCACGTCGCCCCCGTGGCTGGGTATACTTATCTGTCTTGCGATTGAACCGTTGACGATACATTAGCTCATCGTGATATGGTATCACATACGAACCAGTTAATCCAGACTTCAAATGGTCAACAGGGTAGGCACCTATATCTTGTGGGGTGAGACCTGATCGAGCCAAGTCTGCGAACATAAACTCAATGGAAATAGGATCATCAACTCGTGCAGGACGGACGAGTGTCAATTGTGGCTTTACGCTCAAAGCTAGCTCCGTGGTTATTATTCGTCCCCGTTAAAGCAGCGGGGTAGCGTTGGTCAGACGCTACCCCTACAGATGCTGCCGGCACAACCACGCGCCACGGAGAGACCGCCAATCGCATTGCACGACAGGCGAACGTATATTTTATCACACTAGACGACCTACGTACAATCATTTTTTCGTATATAGGTCGTGTGCTGTAATAAATTTGACTTATAATCCTATTTGGCGAATCAAAGGCTTCACACCCGTAATCTTAATCTCAGTCTTACTAAGTCTTTCCAATTGTGCAACCACAATACGAGTTTCGCGGTTTGTAATAGTGCATCGCGCGTAGCCCTCATTCACCATTTGCGGGTGGCAGCAATAATGGCGGACTCACGAGTATTACAATACCCGCGCCATGCGCCTGCATAGTCAGTTTCAAATTTTCTCATACCGCATCCCACCGTTTGATAAAGTCTTCGAGCCATGCAGCATCTTCACTGTTACGCGGATCAATCTCATCTGCAGATATGTATTCATAGTCATGCTCTTTGCACCATGCTTCTAACTCAGCTGCAAATTCTTCGAGCTTAGGCCAATTATCCATACTTGTATCCTTGTAAAACAGGGAGTTGATGCACATGATTCGCATCTACTTCTTCTATCATCTTTGCGCGTAGTTCTCGCAAGTCATTATAGAGCATCTCATGACGCCGAGCTTTAGAACGCGCTTCGAGCTCTGTTACTTGCGCATCCACCATAACAACAAACTGATGCAAGATCTGAATATCCAGCTCATCTTGTCTAGTGGGGACACGAACAGGAGCCACCCAATGTGGGAACAACTTGTGAAAGATGCCTCTCATTCTTGAGGCTCTGTTTGTATTACAGTACTAGGATCAATCACTTCAATATCTACTCGAAACGCTTCATTCTTTGTTTTAAGCTCGTACGTTGCTATTGTAGCATTATACTCCGTTTTGACGAGCCTCGCTCTACGCATTGCGGCGTGAAATGCCTCGAGCTCTGCTCCTGACATTTCAGTAACAAAATCCTCGTATCCAATTCGTAGCTTAATTAGCATCGTAGTTCTCCAAGTTGATAAAGTTCAAGCGTAATTTCACGCCTGAAATTACATTATACGAAAATAGACGCACGAAGGGAAATCATGTTACATTTGTTACGTTAAATCTCCTGCATATGGTACGTAAAGATCGCCAGGTTTTTAGATCTTTGTATTAGTTGTTAGTTTATGTTTACTTGCTGCGTGCGTGATTTATTTATTATATATAATATACGCGCGCGATGGGATACTGGTATCTAAAACAATTTGAAAGTTCTTTATTGTGCGTGCTAGGTGGGATGCACAGTGCACATTGTATGCTGCTCGTAGTACTAATAATTTGTGTAGAGTATGTTGCTCGTAGTGTACTGCATTTTGCTCGTAGCGTGCTGCTCGTGGGGCCGAACTGCGTAGCGCTCTGTGCGTTGCTCGTGGGGCCTAACTGTATAGCGCTTTGTGCGTTGCTCGTGGGGCCAACAATCTGGCGATTTTACGGTATTTTAGGATCCTATTGTTTACCTGTTGCGTGCGTGTTTTATTTTTTATTAATATAATATTATATATACATGCATATATAAATATACGAAAGAGTCGACGACGTCGTGCGACAGTCGCGTCGACACGCGCACATTCGTCCTTTTCGCGATCAAAGTGTCGTTTTCGATTCGTTTAGATTTCCTTTTCGTGCTAAAAGTGTCGTTTTTCGATTTTACATATGTACATGTTGAAACCTTTCGTTGCGCCTAGTGGAGCAAAACCGGGTATTTCTCCCCCACCAGACCAGCGCAAATAGGCAAAAAAATGCGCCGGACTAATCCAGCGCATGCAGTTTTAAGCGCTATGCGTTAAGCGCTAAGCTCAATGTCCTCCAGGTTGAGCTCAATGCTCTTCCTACCGGCTCCAGTTTTGGGCAATTGGCCCTTCTTTCGCATGTCATTTTTGTACCATGCAATGCTCGCTGCAGAGGTCTGCACCTCAACGCCATGTGCTTTGAACTTTGCGACTACCTTCGCAGCGAGATCCTCGTTGCTCAATGCCATTTTGTTTTCTGCTGCGCGCCTGATCAATGCCCGGCTGTAGCTCCCCACAGTTACGAGGACCGTCTTGGTTTCCGTCAGGGTTTCAGTGTTCTCCATGCTTTGCGCTTCGCTCATGATACTATGCTCCAAGTTCTGCGCAGTAACATCACTGCACAGTAAATACATTATACATCGTTGGATTTTCGGAGGGAATCCTTGTTACATTTGTTACATTTGGTTTTCGGAGCCCGGATTGCATTTGCATATTGGTCGGGGTTGGTAAAAGAAGAGCAGAGCACTAAGTGCTCTGCTCTGTGTTACAACTCTACTTCATCCAGGTCAAGCGTGATGCTCTTGGCTTGTGCCTTGCCAATCAACTGACCCTTCTTGCGCATATCTGACTTGTACCATGCGATACATGCTGCGCTCGTCTTCACTTCAACCTCGTGCTCTTTGAAGATCCCAAC